CTTAGCTGCGTTATACGCGGTTGTGGCGTAGGTAGCGATGACTGTAGACGCAGTGCTAGACGTAGTGGCAGTCTGGCTGTCGGAAAACCCTATGGCACTCTGTAGATCATCCGCCGCTACCGACACATACACCACAGCAGCGCCTGTGAGGCTCAATAGAGCGCCTGTCGAGCTTTCCCCTAACGTGCGTGACAACGTAGTCCCAGTGGCCGTATAGGTGCCCGAACCAATCTCCCAAGATACGCCGTCCTCAATGACGTAGCGAACCACATCAGCGTCAACCACGCCAGCATCAGCAAAGGTCTGGTAGCCACTCTCAGCAGAGCCAAGCGTGATTGTACCAGTGCCAGTCGTGGCGGTAGCAACTTTGGCTCTGTTTACGAGAGTGACCATTTTTATGTCCTTACGCGATGCGGAGGATAGCGTTCGATGCGTCCGCTACCGGGAACTGGATGGTGAAGTCGCCGTCAGTAGAGGTCTTGTCAGCCCCAAAATCAAGGATCGCAATAGCTCGATTGGCCTTAGATGCGTTGTATAGCATCGCACCGCGCGCAGTGATCGTCGAAGACGCCCACGTAGTATTGTCAAAGTCCACAATCGCGGTTGTACCGCTGGAGCTAATCGTTGCCCCAGTTAGGGTGTTGCCCCCAGCGGTGTACCCGGTACCGGCAACCTCATTTGTTGTAGCATACGCTGTAGTCGTCGCCCCGAGGGTCGCCGAGCTAGTAAACAGCGCAATTTTAATCGTGTCAGTGTCGAGGTCGTGCACGCCGCCAAGAAGCTCAGTCTTGAAACTTGTGCACATCGCTTGTGTGATAGCCATGTCTTATCTCCTTAGCTCACGGCAGTGCGTACTTGGCCAGAACGGTATGTGTCCTGACGCATTTTGCCATCCCCGAGATTCTTGAGCAGCCCGATCGCAAGCACATACAGTTGATTGTACATGTTGACGACGTCCTGCTCGCCTTTCAAGAAGCGGATAGCTTCAACCAGCGCACCGTTTAGTAGCGCTGAATCAAACTCGTTCCCTAGCCACGTCGTACCTGCGGTAACGATGGACTCCGGGTAGTATCCGTAATGCAGTTCTACGGTGTAGTCCGCATTGGGTGTAGGGCCCAAAATAAATGCGTTACCGTCAAAAAACGCGTAGTGTTTGGGTACGCCAATACCCCCCGGCGCAGGGTAGGCTTCCCGGATAAAATTTACGTCCTTGTTAAGCAAGTACGAATAATTACCGGACTCCTCTACAACCGCCATACTGAAAGAGTACAGGAAATCTTCGGGCATAGAAAGGTACTTGTTCCCAGAGGTTACCGTACCCGTCACGTTCTTGCGGAGTTCCGGAATCTGGACCGTATTGTATATTTTCTGCTCCGCCTGTTTAACAAACATGGCAAGCTGGTCGTCGGTGAACGACGTTTCACAGATATCTTCGATGTTTGCTTTCAGCTCGGCGTAATCCATACCTTACCCCATTGGCCCGCGGGCCATGATACCTTTAGTGGCTGCACCGGTGCCACGGACCTTCGTGCCGCCAGATTTCTTGGCGGGCTTCTTCATCTTCTTCGTCTGGCTTTTGACTTTACCACCAGACATCATCTTCTTGGTTCCGCAGCTAGGCATGAGTGTATCTCCTATGAAGTTATTACTGTGACTTGCCCGATAAATCCAGTGCCAACTATCTGCCGTACTGGGATGATCTGTGCACGGCTTTGAGCGTATTCAGAGCTATCGGGGCGTGGGTTACGGAGGGCCTGCGGGTCCTCCACCGGAAACTCGCCTAACTTAAGCTGGGGGTGATCCGGGTCCCAGCATGTTGAGCAAGATAACAAGTTTGTCTTACGACCCTTAACGAAGGTAGTGCGTAGCTTACGTAGCGGGTATTGAAACCCGCATATATCGCATATGCCGATCGCTTTTTGGCTTGAGGCAAACCGATTACTCACCGGACCATCCTCACGCTGGGCACGAACCGTATTGGAGCCTTCTCACGGTCTTCTTCGGCAGCAAGCCGGAATTGATCCTCGTATTCGGCCTTAAGGAGCGGGATACGGTCGATGAGCTCGGGCACCTTCATCGCGATGTAGTACGCCAGCCCCGCTACCAGACAGGGGAGAAAGCGGAAGTTCATATCCGCAGTTTGAACCCCGGAGCCCGCGTCTTGGACGCGGCGCATGCGCCAGTAAACAAACGTATAGTTGTTAGAGTCCGGCACCGGCCAGACATTAATCCGTGGGGCGTCACGGAGACGCTCAATCCACACCTGAATCGGCCTACCGGTGTTGGTCTTGTTAGGAATCGTGGAGTAGGTGCTAACGCTAATACGCGAGATATTAAGGTCTTGCTGCGTGCTGCCTGCCCCTGTGCGAATAACCTGCTCAAGTAGGTCGATGGTGTCCGCAGGTAGGGCGTACTGTGCTACACCTTGCGAAAGGCTTAGAACCCCCTCGTCGATGGTCCACATGTTGATGCCGCGGTTCTGCCACTCGATCGTCATCAAGTTCATAGACCGCCGCGCAGTGCGAAGGTCATAGCCAGACCGCATCTCGCGGCCCGCACGTTCCCATGCTTCCTCGGCGATCTCCGTGAAGTCCATGTTAAACGCTGTGGTACCGGATGTGGTCACTTGCTACCCCGTTTTGCTGCTGACACCCTACGAGGTTTACCCGCTGGTTGCCCTAGTCGTTTCTTCTCAGCGACCTTCTTGCTCTTCTCTGAAGAGCTCATTTCACCGCTAGTCTTAGGGGTCTTGCCAGACACCCGCTTGCTTGGTCTGCAATACGGAGTACCCCGACTTTCGCCCTCTTGGCGTCCGCAAGCCTTACCAGTGCGCACGTCTTTCCAGTCCTCTTTGAACCAGCGCTTCAGTGCCGCACCTTTCTCCGTCTTGCGAACCGCCATCACTTCGACCCTTTGTTGCCCCAGTTCTTTGCCCCGACCTTGCGGCACTTGGCAATAGCCCCAGAAGCATAGGCGGACGGAAAGACCTTATAGCGAGATTTTACCTTGCTATAGCAGTCGTCTTTGACCGCCCCACCTTTCTTGTAGCGCTTGCGCATTACATCATCTTGCAGGCGCGGACGCCCTTAGACGCCATACCCGCACCCCGTACTTTACCGCCAGCCTTCATTTTATGTGCGGAATCCTTCATCATGGTGCCGTCAGGCATTTTGTGCATGCCGACTTTACCGCCAGCCATCATGCCTTCAGGCATCTCCATGGCTTCCCGCATCGACGCGCGGTTGCCGCGGCCTACAGCCGTGTCGGAGGACATCATGTCTTCAATTTCTTGGGGGCGCTTGCGGGGGCGGATCGACCGAGCCGGTGCAGCCGAGCTCCTACCTTCCATAAGGTCATCTGGACGCGCCTTTGGGCGCATTTTCGGGCGGTCAGACGATGCCATGCCGCCGTTCTGGTATTTCTTCATCATGAGTTTATCTCCTACGCTTTGAGGTGCCCCGACTTCGGTGGCATTAGCAGTTCCACGCCCGAAGGCTTTTATTGATCCGAGAATCCGGGTCGTTCTTTGTCTTCTCACTTGTCAGCTTTTTCTTCATGCCAGACATCCGGGCACAGAAGCTCTTACGGCGGTTGCCGTCCTTTGTGCCAGCCTTGGCCTTGGGGGCCGGGGGCTTTAGGTTCATCCCCTGCTTTTTTGCAGACGCGCGGCCTTTGGCATTGAGCCCACCTTTTGGGTTCTTGCCTTCCTTACGCTGCCATGCTGGAGACTTCGCCATACTGCACCTTAGCTGTAGAACACGGTCATGGCGCTAATGTTTGTAAGCGCCGTGATAAAGACATCGGAAGAGCAACGAATCCCATAGTCTGGAATGTTGATTGAGTACGAGTCGGACGGGATAAAGTCGATGTCGAGAACCAGTGGGCCCCCGGCACCATCAGTCACGGTCAGCCGACCGGCACCGCCTGCAGTGGTAAAAACCTGAACCTGCCGGATGCGAGCTGGGCCTACAGCTAGCGACCCCGCTGCGGTGACGCGTTTTGTCCGAAGATCGGAGCTAGACATACGTTAGCCCTCCTTCTTTTTGGGGGCCACTTTTGGAGCTTTGATCGGGTTTCCATCCGCGTCGAGCCCGCGCGCTGCGAGTTCTTCCGGTGTCGGGAGTGTCCATTTAATTGTCATAGCTCACCTCACGCTGCTGCGATGGTAGCGCCGGTATCCGACCGCTTCCAGTCAGTGCCATTAGAGAACGCGAGAATCGGGGAACCCGCTGCGCCATTGGACACATAGATGATAGTGCCCGCGCCTGCTGTAGCCGCCGATGGGGCGTTCGCAACGGTGTATGTGGGGAGTTTGATTGCGCCAACAACATCGCCTGTGATGGAGCCAACAAAGCCGTTAGTCGAAACTACCGGTCCGCTAAACGTTGTAGTACCCATGTGTATCTCCTGTCGTGGGTCAAGTCAGCCACACTATGCGGCTGTCAGGAATGTAGGTAGAATACACGATAACAAAACAAAAAGAAAGGGGCCACCGAAGCAGCCCCTCCCTAACGGTGCCGGTGCGATTAAGCGCCGGGCGAACCGAAGATACCCAGCGGGTCCGAGACACCGAACGAATAACGTTCACGTGCCTTGTAGCGCGAGTTACCTGTGTCGAAGTCAGCATCCATGGACGTCGACATCGGTGCACGGACGAAGTGCTTCAGGCCGTTTGGAACATCCGTCATCAGGAACCAAGCGTTGGTGTCCGTCAGATAGTGGTTGATCGTGTAGCCTTCAGGGATCGCCCCGTTGTTCCGGATAGCGTTCAGGTCGTTATCGGCGGTACCGACACGGCCTTCAGTCTCCAGTAGACGAGTAGCAACGAACTGCAGCGCAGGCGGGATAACCAGCTTGCGTGGCTGGGATGCAATGAGCATCCCGCGTTCGTCAGTCCAAGCCGCGATCTGGATAACCGCAGCCTCAAGCGAAGTCTCGTTGAGGTCAGCAGCAACCGAGGGGCGGTTAGAGTTAGTGCCACCCGAAACCAGCGGGTGGGCAGTGGAACAAAGCGTCTGGCCGTCACCGTAGGTGGTGCCTGCGTCAAACGCGTTGTTGAGGATTGCCGCTGCCTTTACCTGCTTGCTGTACGCCATAGCACGGGCCAACGCCTTGGTATAACGAGACGACAGAGAGTCGTACAGGTTATCCTCGATGGCTTCCTCCGTGATGGCGAAGCCCATAGCGATGGTCTCGTGGGTGTAGCGAGCAGTCCATGCTTCCTGAGCATTGTCATACGAAATGGCGGAGCCTTCGTTTTTGACGGGTGCTGCAGAAAAGCCAGACAGCTTAGTTTCTTCTTCAAACGAGCGATCAGATGTCTCGGTCTCGAAGATTTCAGCGTGCTCTTCACCATACTTGGCGTACTCCAAACCGAACAGAGCGTTCAGCCCCGGAAGGAGTTCTTTGAGTAGCTGGGCGCGTGAAATTGCCATGTTACATTACTCCTTATACGCCGGTTGCATTTTGATACTGGTGCATGCCCCAATTCCACTTGACGACCAGCTCAACAAACGTATCGGAACCAGTCTTGGTATCCGGAATAACGTCGATGACGCGAATCGGCAGAGTGTTCGTGGTGGCTGCAGAAGTCGAAAGCACGGCGACTTTCGAGTTTCCAGTAGTGGTCGTCCCAGCGTTTTGTACCAGCGCCACGTTGTTACCAACGACGGTGCGGCCAACGCCTGCAATCACAGTCGTGCCAGACACGACGGCGACCTTAAACAGCTGGTCGGGATCATCCGCAACATACGCGACAATGTCGGATGCTACGGTGTTTGCGGGGAAATACTGGCTATACAGCTCGTAACCCAGACTTGGGTCCGTGTATCTGCAGCCAAGAAAAATACCCACGGGGGTTGCGGTCGTAGTTCCGGTGTCTTTCTCCAGAGTACCGTCACTTACGAGCTTAACAACGTCGCCATTCAGCAGGTTCGTTGCATAGCCCGAAGCAATAGGAATCTGGCGCGTAGCACCAGCGAACACCTGACCACCGATCAAATTGATCGGCTTCAGCCCGTATGGGGCGTCAACGGTAGGATATGCCATATCTAGCTCCTGTTAAGTTCCATTACCAAAGGTAACCCGTGTCTTCCGCTCGTTAAAAAGCGGCATACGCGGATCGTTCTCACGCATGAAGTTGTTGTCTACCGAACGCATCTGAGACTTAGTCTGGGTAGTGTAATATTCATTACGCTCCTCGACCAACTCTTTAGGTGCTTTGCAGAGCATCAATCCACCAATTACCACGTTTTCTGCAAACCGTTCATTCTCAACGGTGACCATGGTAATCTCTGGGTGATCCACCGCTTTCACGGGTTCCCAACCTTCACGCAATTTCGAAGAAACATTCGTGGCGTCGACTTGCCCTTGCGTGCTTATGCGCACCCAGTGATAGTCATAACCTGCCTCGGGATTCGGCGACGGAAGAACTTCCGGGCGCTGCCAAGTCCGTTTACGCGTGGTCTTTTCACGGGTGTCAAGCTCGCGGTCTATGCGATTCTCAGCCATTTTGTTTCCTCATATCTATAGCAACCTGTTTGGCGTATTGTTCCGGGGTAAGTCCCAACCTCTTCGCAATCTGGACCTGTGTTTTGGTCAGTGTCACCCGGTTCGGCGCAGTACTGCGCGTTGCCGCGGCCACGACCGAGGTCTTCCGCTTCGGCTCTGGAGCCCTTTGTTTCGTGTCCTCGAACTGATCGGGGAACACTTGGCGCATACGAGTGTTAATCCGCTCGTAGTAGTCATCGCTTTGCGGGCTTACGCCCTCTTTGACGAGTTTATTGTGCAACCCCAGCGCAAAACTCGTCATCTCGTCATCGCTTTGGAACCAAGAATTGTCGTTCTTCCAATCCAAGGCCCGCTGGTCGACTTTAGGTGCCGGGGCGGGTTCTGCCTTAACTTGTACAGGTGTTTCGCGCTCCTGTAAAGTTGGTACCTTGAGGTTGTTTATCTTTTCGAGCTTAAGCCTAGCAGTGGTTAGCTTATCCTGTGCATTAAGCACAGAATCCGCATCGCCAGAGTCATACGCAACTTTGTACCCAGCCTTCGCGGATTCCATATCCATCGCTGCGCTGCGCTTGGCCTGCTCGATAAGGGCCGCTTGGCTCTTGGTGCTGGAGGTCTTCAGCTTCTGATTTTCATTAAACAGCTGCTGCGTAAGGCGCTCAAGCTCCTCGCGCGCACGCAGGGCCTCTTCTTTAGCCCGCCGCTCGTCGTGGTAACCTTTACTAAAGTGCTTGATACGCTTCCGGACTTTGTCGGAATACTCTTCGAGCTCTTCGTCGGTTACATCCTCTGGGGGATCAGACGGTTTGCGGTTACGGTCGGCAGGGGGCGTATCGTCGACAACCTCTACTGCTATGTCGTCCTCGACAACTACCTCAATCTCTCCCTTCGCCTTGCCCGTCTTTACCATTGGCTCCGCGGAAGAAGACTCGATGTCGATTTCTACTGTCTCATCGTCGTCGTCGTTTGGAAACCCAAACTCTACTTTTTGAAAAGGCATAGTCTAGCTCCTTACGCGCGCTGGATGCCGCGGGGGTCAGCAACCACCGCTTCAATCGAGTCATCATTCATCAGGCGATATTCAGTATCGCCCATACGGAAACGCGTGCCCGAGTTCATGCGGAACATGACGTAGTCGCCGGGTTCGCACCATGCGCCGGTAGGAAACCGGTCTGCGTCAGAGTACGCCTGCTCGCCAACGTCAACAACAAGCCCAATGATCGACATGATATGGTCGCGGTCGCGCTCCTTATCCGTCTTGATAATGCTTGTACCCTCGTAGGTCTCTGAGACTTGCGGGAGCGCAATGAGTACGCGGTACCCCACTGGTTTGGGCAGCTGTGCCTCAAACTCCTGTTCGTTAATCTTAACTGCTGCTTCAGTCATCATCGTTGTCCATATAGTTACGCGAGAGGTCTTCAATGTACGATTTGCTGGATTCGAGACCCCGAATTAATCCAACAACTTCCCTATACGCGGCGTAGTCCTTGGGAGACCCCCCGGCTAGGAATTGCGTTGCAGACGAGATTTGCTCGTCGATCTTATCTGTGAGCACGTCAAAGACGGTCTTTGCCATAGGTTATTTATCTCCTCTTGGCTTGTTCTGCTGCATGAGCTTAGCGACCTCGATAGCAGTCTTATCCTGAGCTTCGCGGCGGGCCCGGCTCATCTCGACGCCCTTTACTTCAGCGTCGATCGCCAGCTGGGTCTTGTCGACTTTCAGCTCCTCGGCCTTGAGCATCGCGTCCGTCATGCTCTTAGCTGTCTGCAGCTTAAGCTGTTCACCCTTGTACTGGGCATCAGCCTGATCCTTCGCGGCCTTGCGCTGGACCTCCTGCGCCTTGATCTGGACCTCAGCCTGCTGGAGCTGGAACATGGGGTCTTGCTGCTGCTGCTGGGCTTGCTGCTGAGCTTGCTGCTGCTGGTTAGCCTGCGTGAGCTGGCGACCGGCATCGGCGACGAGGCGGGACAGCTGGACTTCGACTTCCTGCGGCAGCTCTGCGTTGGGATCAGGCAGCGGTGCCCCGAGCTTCTCCTCGATCTGCTGCCGGTACTGGAACCCGAGGTGCTCGGCGATGTGTGCCTGCAACGACGTCATGATCTGCTGCGCCTGCGGGTTCTGGCCAATCATCTGTGCAATCATCGGGTCCTGCATAAACGACATGTGGGTCGCAATATGCGCTTGGTGGTCCTGATAGATAAACGACCGCATCGGCTTGCCAATCAGCGCGTCCATGTTCTCGCTGACCGGGTCAGTCGGCTTGGCATCGGCCTTTGTCGGCACGATCTTGTCCGCGTTCTTGATACCCAGCACCTCCATCATCTCGCGGTGGAGGACTGGCAGGTTGTAAATCTGCGGGGCCTGCTGGGACATCTGCAGCACAGCCTGATACTGCACAACGCGCTGCGCCATGGTCGAGCTGTTAGGATCACTGACGGGGATCACGTCCACCATCATATAGTCCGACCGGCGTGCGCCCACCTCACCACGAGTGGGCTGGTAGGAGTACTCTTCTGGGGCATGCTCGGCGATGATCGCCTTGAGCATCTTGAACTCTTGCTTCATCGCGTAGTGCACACGCGACTGCACCGCAGCCATTGGCTTCAGGGTGCGCTCAAGCAGCGCCAGCGTCGTACCCACCGGTGCGTTTGCTGACATGTCGGAGATATTTAGATCACTGATAGCCCCGAGGCGGCGGCCTTCCTGTGTGATCCGGTCCAAGAGCTGCAGGAGCGTCTGCGACGGCTCTTTATAGGGCAGCGGCATGATATTATCGCGGATAGAGCCCGACGGGACGTCTACATCCTTGAACTCGCCCGGCTCGATCGGGCTATCGTCGCCCTTAATACGCAGGCCGCGGGTTTTCAGGCCCCCCGGCAGGTTAGATAGCGTGCCAGCGTCGACCAACTGGCGAATCAGCGACGTTCCTGCGCGTGAATAGCCCCCGATGATGTGAATCAGCCCCAGTCCGTAGAACCCAAACCCCGGAACGTAGGGGTAATGGACAAAAAACTGATTTTTCAGGGGGATTTCGGCGTCTTCTTCGTAGTTGCGGCGTACCGCCAGCACCTCACCTGAGCCCCGCTCGATAGTGACGACGTACGGCACCGGCATGTCATCCTCGTCGTCCACTCCGGGGACGCACATCTCTACATGGCACTCATAGAGTGCGTAGCGGTTGTCGTCAGTCAGGCTGAACCCGCCATCCTCGGCCTTTTTCTCCTCAACGTCGGAGTGGTACGGCACCGGCTCGCCCAGCTCGATGTCCCGATAGAAGCCCGCAGCCTGCAGCTTCTTCATCTCGTTCTTGGTTTTACGCATCACATGCGTAACGCGCTCTGCCGTCTCGATGTGACTCGCGCTGTAAGGCACGATAACGTCTTCTGCTGGTATATAGAGCGCCACTTGACGCCCAAAGTTCGGGTCGAAGTACACTTTCTTGAACGCAGAGCCCGCCAGACCCAGAGAATAGAGCATCCGCTCGTGCTCGGACCGGTACTCGACCATCCGCTCGGTGATCTCGTAGTTCATGTCGGCCTTGACGCGCTCCGCGGCCTCCAGCTTCTCCTTGCTCTCCTCGCCAAGCACCTTTACCTTTACCGGCCCAGCGGCTGGGAAAGTCTCAGACATAGTCTCAGCTTGGAACCGGATGGCTGCTTCAGCCAGAATCGTAGAAAACACCCCACAGGCACCCTCCCAAGGCTGCGTCCGCTCCTCGTACTTGAATCCCAGCACGTCCAGACCCTCGACGTAGGACTCAACCCACTCCTTCCGGCTCTGCATGTCGGCCTCGATCAGCCCCACGAGGTCGCTAGACAGGTCCCGCAGGTCCCCATCTTCCATGAAATCCGCTAGGTTTGCGTCAAATTCGGCCTCATCCACGGGTTCGGCGTCCGGAAACAGGATCACCTCCATGCTGCCGTCGTCCAGAATAACCGCCTCTGGGTCGACGATCTGAATCTCCAGATCAGATTCGAGGTCCATGCCCTCCATCTCATCGTCGTCAATGCCCATTGGGGCGCTGTAAATGCCTTTTTCGATAGCCATGTCTTATCCCTCAGTAGAAGCCGCCCCGGCGTTGTTTGAAGTATCTCTGCTCGTCTTCCTCGTCGGTCGGCAGGCGGATAAACCCTCCGCTCCGGAACCGCATGAGGGCCATAACTGTAGAGTCCACCAAGTCATCATGCGACATAAATGGAAATCCAGCAATCTCTTCGACCACTTCTTCGGCCCAGCGTGTCTGTGGAACCCAGCAGATACCCGATGCCACGATGTCTGCAACTGAATTTAGTCGCGCCAGCTTGTCACCTGACCCGCGGTGCGGTGTATATTCTGAGACTGGCAGCCCCATCCGACGCATCTCCTGATACAGTGCAGTGCCCGAACTCTTCTTCTCAACAATAAACGAGTCAGGCTCCCATTCACGGTACGCCTCCATCGCCATCTGTTTAAGCTCAGGGAACTCCATACGCTGCTTTATGCTATTTAACAATATGATGTTGTGCGCGTTAGTCTCTTCGTTGAGGAACACACCCCAAGTTGTTAGTGCGGTGAAGTCGGCACGGTTGTGTTTCTCGGCTGCAGCGTCGAGCGACATGATTATATACTCACAGCTGGGCGCGTCGTCCTTCTCCCACTGCTGCCACCAATCCCGCTTGATGAGTGCGGCCTCTTCGGCGGTGGGCTGCTGCTGGTACTGCGCGTTCCACTGAAACACCGGCATGGATGCCTTGGTGCGCGCTAGCGCTGCCAGATCAAAGAACTCTGGCCAGAGCGGCTTTTGTATAATCTTCTTTGTTTTGGGGTCCTCGACGTCGAGGATCGCGGGGAACTCCACCACCTCATACTGGTCGGCCTCAGCGTTCTTCCCCATGTCACGTGTTACACGGCCTGTAAGGTCGTCAAGGTGCCAGCGCGTCTGCACGATAGCTACCCGTCCGCCCGGCATCAGGCGGGTACGCGCGCCGAATGTGAACCACTCATAGGCTCGCTCAAAGGCACTGAAGTTACCATTCAGCACGTCCTGCTCTGAGTGGGGGTCGTCCACGAGCAAAAGGTCAGCACCGCGGCCCGCGATCGAGCTACCGATGCCGCAGGCAAAATACTCGCCCTTCATGTTAGTGTTCCACCGCCCTGCAGACTTAGAGTCGGTAGCGAGCGAGACTGTGGGGAATATAGACTTGTACGTATCTGTCGCGATGAGGTTACGCACCTTGCGCCCGAAGTCCACGGCGAGGTCCGTGGTGTGAGACACCATCATAACCTTCTTGTCCGGGTTCCGCCCAAGGAACCACGCAGGATAGAATATAGACACGAGCTGCGATTTACCGTGGCGTGGTGGCATGTTCACGCAGATACGGTCTTTATCCCCACGCTCAATGGCTGTCAGCATGTTGGCAAGGATGCGGTGGTGCCGCCCCACAAGATAGTTAGGGTCCATCTTCTTGCAGAACGCTAGCAGGTCGTCATACGCATCCTGATTTGTTTTACGGTTAGCCAGCTCGTCAACCATCAGGTCGATCTCAGCCAGCTCCTCGGGGCTCATCCCGTCCAGATTCTCCAGCAGTGCTTCTATCTCGACATCGCCGAGGTCCATCAGCTTATTCATCGTCGAACCCAAGCTCGGCGTCTACGTCGACAGCGTCGCCATCTATGATGATGGCATCTTCTATGTCTGGCTCTACCGGTTGCGGGGCTGTCAGTCTCTGCAGCTTCCTCCGCAGCTTCTCCTTTAGATCATCTGTCGTCTGGTGCGTGATCGTCACCTCGCTCTTCTCTGTGAAGAGCCCAACGTCTGACATCTTACCAAGCAGCTCCAGCGCCTTGATACGCACCCTTGGGTCCGGGTTCTCGGTCTCCAAGATCAGCTTGTTAGTGACAAGGTGCCGTACGGTTATCGCCGAGTCCACCACCTGACGCCCGAACTCGTCGAGAATCTTGTGCGTCTCTTTGATAACTGCGGGGGTGAGCTGCGCGGTGCGGGCAGTGGTCGTAGCCTTAGACGTCTTTTCCGGGTTCTGCGCGTATGCCACAGCCAATGCAGCTGCGGTATCCCTATCCTCCGCGGTAGTGGAGGTGTCCAGCCCGTGTTGTGATAACAACTCAATGGTCTTCGCGCACGCAGCGGCGCGGTCCTTCAAGTCCAGTTTGGGTGCGCGTTTGCTAAGAGGCACCCCGGATTCGGGTGTGAGTTGTAGAGTCATTATACATCGCAGGCTGTTGGCCGATGTCGCAAGTATAGATGTTTAGGTACAATTTCGCAAGACTCCGTAGCGTAGCGACATTTCTGCACCGGGGGACCCGTGGGTCCCATGACGGGGGGTGTTTCCCTGAGCGCGCCGAGCCCGCTGGGTAGCTAAACGCTAAGCCATTGATAATAAAAAATTTTTTATGGTCGTTTTCTGAGTGACGTGGGGGGTGCGGATTTATTCTTCTGGATTAGTAATATATAGGAAGTGGTGGGACTCCAAATCCTATTGCGGGGGGTAGGGGGCGGGTAGGGTCGCGATCTGGCCGTTTTGTTAGTGCTGCCCTAACAAGCCAAGACGTGATGCGCTACGCTTAGCAGGCGTTACCGTTCGGCGTTATCTCTTGTCATGTCATGCCATAACGTGTTACCTATTAGGCATCGGCAAACAAGTAAGACCGATATAACCCGAGAGGAAACACTATGTCTAACATCACACTTACAGCCGCTGCCGCTGTCGCGATAACTTCCGCCGTGTCTGCCGTGGAAGGCGCATCACGCAAGATGCAGTCTAGCATCGACGCGCTAGTCGCGGCGGGCATGCGATCGACCGACTTCGTATCACCTAAATCCAAAGACGGCGGCTCGACTTCATCGCCCGAGCAGTTCGAAGCGATAAACGCGGCGATCGTGGCGGGGTTCACGGCGCGCACTCAAAAGCTTCTGGTGGCACCAACCAAAGCGCTGCCCGAGGCGGACAAGGCAGAAAAGCGCTATGCGCAGCAGCAGATCGGTGCGCGCCGTAACGACTTCAAGCGTGGCCTTGAAAAGCGTGAAGGCAAGGCGGACGACCGCGCACCACAACAACCTAAGTCGGCAGAGGACAAGATCCGCGCGATGATAGAGAGCATCGAAAAGCTGGTTCAAGGCGCGGAAGCTCTGACATTCGACGCGGCCGACTTTCTTAAGGCGCTTCGCGATCTGAACAAGATGGTCAAGTGAGACTGTCTGACATCTTCGGGGTGGTGGCGATCTTCGCCATCACCTACGCCTTCTTACTTATGACCCCGTGACACTGGCCCATCCGCTTCGGCGGGTGGGCCTTTTTTTGTGCCTGCCGTCACGCCTTCTTTGTTAGTGTCACACTAACAAATTGAGACCAGTTCTTAGGGGAGCGTCGAGCCGCAGCGCTGCGCGATAAGTCGTTCGCGGCGTGGTTGAGTGTGCTCTAGGATTCGATACACTCCGTGTATCGAACTTTTACCTGCGGTTGTCAAGCCCCTATTTTGTTAGTGTGACACTAACATACCGAAACCAGTTCTTAGAGGAGCGTCGAGTGTCACAGCTTGGGGTTGAGTGGCGTGCTGGACTCCATACACGTAGTGTATGGAGGTTTTTCTTCTGGTTGTCAAGCCAAAAAAGCGCCTATCGTAAAGTATCATCTGATGGTGCGTGTTCGCGTAACCCATTGATATTCCACAATGTTCTCTATGTTCGCAAAATGGCCTTTTTGTAACCCATTGAAAACAAACAAATGTTCGCAAATGGTTTTTTGTAAGTCATTGAAAACAAACAAATGTTCGCAAATTGTCGAGAATGCAGTTAATACATCCCAGCGCAGCTGCCCCCCCGCATGTTCGCAAATCACTAAATCCAAGAAGGGTTTTTAAGAGGTATATACTATTTTAACTAAAAAACGAACATCCGAACATTTCAATGAAATCAAGGCACTGCGCGTTCGCGACCTATTAGAAGTGAGAACATCCAAGAACATACGTCCCCTTACCTCCATTCACCATCATTTGACATAGCCTGATAGGCGTGGTATAGTTAAATCATACCACCAAATACTCCCCTGCAACACCCCGCGCCACTGTTAGTGACGCACTAACAAGGAACACCACCCGATGTGTGAAAAGATGTTATCACAAGACAAGAACCAGCGACCCCTCGCTGGTCTCTCCAAGACCGAGCTGCGCACCCTGTGCGCCACCCACTATCGTGCCGCTGTCGCCCGAGAAGCCCAAGGCAAAGCGTTCATCCTGCGGGCCAAAGCAGGCGTCAAGACAGCCCCCCGTGCCAAGCACAAAGAGTGGAACCGCGACGAGGCCGAGTCCCGCACCTTCGGTGCATTTAACAAGGCCAACCCACTAACACGAGAACGCTGGTCATACAGCGAGAACAAGTAAGGAGAAGAAGATGAAATGGTATATCGCAACTATCATGCGCGACTTCGCGTTCTATGGGTTCACCACCTGCCCGCTCACCGACGAGCAACTCACTGCACTCTACCGTGCCAACATCAAGGTCGATCAGGCCTACGGCATCGGGTGCGACGTGCATGCGGGTTTCAGCTTCGATGAGGCTGTTAGTGCCGCCACTAACAAGGAGAAAGAAGATGCCTGATTGTTATTGCCTCACCTGCGGTGACACCTATCCCGCTGCGCGGCGCGCGCTGGGCTACCAGACCTGCCTGTCATGCGGCGAGGAAGCCGCTATCGCGATGCGCACCTCATGGTGCATCGTCCCCCTGCCAAAGCAGGGCTACACGCGGGTGAACAAGAAAGCCGAACTGAAACAACTTAACCAGAAGGTGCGATAACATGACGCCGCGATGGAAAGTGCGCCCCGAGACAAACGTAGAGCCCCTGATATTTCGTGGGCGGGCAGGCCCGTTGGATATATGGGAAGATACGTTTGACCTATTCGCGCCTTTTCTCGCGGTCTACGAGGCGGGCGGGCGGACCGAGAGTTCGTGGTGCAGGGACGCCGAGCACGTAATCATGAAAGCCGAGCGGGCAGACATACACCTCACGCTGCACGATCAGTGCAGGGTCCACCAGATATGTGCGGGAACCGCCGGCCGAGAACTTTGACATAGCGTGTGTAATACGCTATGATAAGATATACCACAAAAACACACTACAACAAACCAGCCGTCACTTGTTAGTGGCGGCACTAACACTGGAGAGAGAACACGATGCCTAATGATTTCAATACCCCGACGATCTCGTCATCCTCGATGCTGGTCGAACTCAGCATCTCAACGTGGACTGGACGCAAGCTGGACAAGCGCGCATCCAAGGACATCACATCGCAGAACTACGCGGCTGACGGCGTAGCTAACGTGAACAAGAAGCTGCTGGGCGACTGCGCCGAATTGAGCGCAGTGCAGAAGTTCACAGCCAACCTGCGAAACGCACACTATTCCATGACCATGCCGTGGTCCGACACGGGGCTGCGCCTGCTGCCTACAGCGCAGTATTTCAAGTATCACGCGCAGATGACCGCGTTGCAGGCAGAATACGGGCGGCTCGTGGCGCTGTTCCTGAACGCATACGACTGGGAGATCATGCAGGCACAGACAAAGCTGGGCGACCTGTTCATCCGCGACGACTACCCCACGACCGAGAGCCTGCATAACAAGTTTAGCTTCAGGCTGACTTACATCCCGCTGCCCGATGCAGGTGACTTCCGCATCGACATTGCCAACGACGCAGCCGAGGAACTGCGCGCGCACTACCAGAACTACTACACCACACAGTTGGGTGTCGCCATGAAGGACGTGTGGAAGCGGACATACGACGCGCTGTCCCGCATGAGCGAGCGGCTCGACTACGCCGACCACGAACAGAAGAAGGTGTTTCGTGACACACTCGTGGAGAACGTAGCCGAGATGATCGACCTGATGCGTGTGTGTAACGTGGCCAACGACATGCAGATGGCTGCGATGGCCGACAACCTCGAAGAAGCCATGCGTGGTGTGACACCCGATGCACTGCGTGAGGACGAGTGGCTGCGCCGCGAGACTAAGCGCAACGTGGACAAAGCGATCAAGGCCCTGCCCTCGCTCGACATCTAAGATGTCGGCTAGTGAACCATAACAAAACAGGCGGCGTTAGTGCCGCCACTAACACAACCAAGGAGAACTACACATGACTACCGCACAACAGATGTATCACATCAACCTCGACCAGATCGCAGCACTCATCAAGGCGACGGGTCACAAGCGCACCACACTGGTGCAAGGCCACATGGGCACAGGCAAGAGCAGCCTGCTGCGCACGCTCGCCAACGATCTACCACAACACACCGCGTGTTACTTCGACTGCACCACCAAGGACTTGGGTGACATCACGCTGCCTGAGATAATGAAGACGAGCGGGAAAGGATACGTGACCTATGCCACCAACGAGGAGTTGGGTGCGCACCATGGCGGGCCAATTATCCTGATGATCGACGAGTATGGCAAGGCTAATCCCGCCGTGAAGAACGCACTGTTACGTCTCATGCTGGAGCGCAAGATCGGTAGCTACGAGCTGCATCCTGACAGCGTTGTGTTCGCCACCACTAACCTCGGTGCCGAGGGTGTCGGTGACTTGTTGCCACCTCATGCGCGTAACCGCATCACCGTGGTGACTGCGCGCAAGCCGAGCAACATGGAGTGGATCGAGTGGGGCATCAACAACGGCGTGGACCACACCCTGTTGGGCTGGTGCAAGGACAACCCGCAGCTGTTCCTTGGCTTCGAGGACATCAAAGACCCCGAGGAGAACCCGTATATTTACCACCCCAAGGCACAGCGTGCAGCGTTCGTCACACCTCGCTCGCTCGAAGCTGCCTCGGATGTTCTCAAGGAACGCCACCTGATCGACCAGCAGACTACAACGGCGGCGCTCATGGGCACGATCGGTGACCGTGCGGCGATGGACCTGATGGCCTTTGTCAGTCTGGCTGACCAGCTGCCCTCGCTGGAGAGCATCAAGAAAGACCCGCTCAATGCACTGGTGCCTGCCTCTGCCGCAGCTGTTTGTATGGTGGTGTATCGGACACTTGCATCATTGGAGCGTGACTGGCTCGATGCGTGGATGGAATATATGCAGCGGCTCGACAAGGAAGCGCAGGGTATGTTCGCCAATGGTGTGCGTGCTCCCAAGTATTCCAAGCAGGCTATGGTGATGACCAACAAGAAGTTCACGGCGTGGGCCATGCAGAACAACTACCTGTTTGCAGCAGATAAGAAGTGAGGAGAGAAACAATGGCTAAGAGATACAAGCGCAAGACGTCGAGTAACACCGGCACAGCATGGACGGACGAGCACACTGACACATTGCTTACCATGTATCATGCAGGGTTTGACACGTGGGATATTGCCAAAGCACTTAACCGCTCGAGAGGCGCGGTGCAGCAGCGCATCTACGTCACGGGCCTGCACAAGCAGCCGAAAAGATACGAGACTGTTAGTGTACCACTAACAAGTGAGGACGCAACTAAACACGTGGTTAGTGATACTAACACGTCGACATTAAAACGCTGGTGGACCCGCTTGTTCGGCGGGTCAGATATGGGAGCACAATAACATGCTGATGATGGGTAACTTAACGCCAGACCAGAGGGTGCAGAAGGCTGTGATCGACATCATGGCTAACCTCAAATACAGGGCGCTGGTAGGTGTGCTAATGATCGGGGCACGACGTGTCGAGCATGACGCGCAGCGTTGTCCGACTGCATATACCAACGGCAAGGACGAGGTGTATGGCGCTGACTTCATCGCCGACCTCAACGACAGACAGCTGCGCTTCCTTGTGCTGCACGAGGTGTATCACAAACTCTATCGCCACCTCACCACGTGGCAACATCTCTACAAGGAGAACGCGCAGCTGGCCAACATGGCCTGTGACTACGTCATCAACGGTAAGCTGGTCGACGACAACGCTGACCTGTTCGCCACCATGGACGGCAAGCTGAGCATCGGGTGCTACGACGACAAGTATCGTGGGTGGGACAGCGCGCAGGTGTTCAACGACCTCAAGAAGAACCCGCCCCCGCAGGGGCAGGGCAGTGGTGTTAGTGGCGGCACTAACACGGGAAATGGCTTCGATGAGCACGGCTGGGATGATGCGTCCGACATGACCGCAGAAGAACAGCGGGACTTGGCGCGTGAGATCGACGAGGCTGTGCGGCAAGGTGCGCTGGCTGCTGGCAAGCTGGGCAGTGGTGCTGACCGCGACATGGTTGAACTGTTGCAGCCACAAGTGGACTGGCGCGAGGTGCTGCGTGACTTCGTGCAAACAACTTGTCAGGGCAATGACTACTCGACATGGCGCAGGCCCAACCGTCGTTACATCGGCGCGGGTATCTACCTGCCGAGTGGTATCAGCGAGAGTATCGGTGAGATCGTGGTGGCTATCGACACGTCAGGCAGCATCGGTGCGCGTGAACTGGGTGCCTTCCTCGCCGAAATCAAATCGGTGGCGGACACGGTGCACCCCGAGGCTATTCGCATCCTGTATTGGGACACGCGCGTGGCAGGTGACGAGCGGTATGAAGGGGCCGAAGCGGACAACATCGTGCAGTCTACCAAGCCCAAGGGCGGCGGCGGCACCGACGTGCGCTGTGTGCCACAATACATCGCAGACAAACAGATCAAGGCGCAGGCAGTGATCGTGCTGACCGACGGCTATCTGTGCGGTGGCTGGGGTGAGTGGCACCACCCTGTGCTGTGGACTGTGTTGGACAACGAGCGGGCCAGCCCTGACGTGGGCAAGACCGTGCACATTGAATCGAGGGATATGTGAAGCGGCGGCAGGTAGGCCTAGTCGTAATAACAAGTGTGGCTCGGTGGGTAGCAAGCAGCCCACCAGACTACTTAACACCGAAACAGAAAAAGATATGGAGAAGAAACATGGGATACAGAAGTGACGTGTTGATCGCTGTGGCGTTCAAGAACAAGGCACAACGCGACGAGGTGTTGGCAGTCTATGTGATGGACCAGCGTGTGACGGACAACAACCTCGCACCTGCGAGGTGGAAGAACTACGACGAGGGTGAATACCCCGTGCTGTATTTCGAGGCCGAAGATGTCAAGTGGTATGACAACTACGACGACGTGCAGGGTATCGAGCACCTGATCGACGTGGCGTCTAACTTCGCACAGGAACGTGGGCATCCGTTCGCTGCACTACACTATCGCATCGGCGAGGAACTCAGCGACATCGAAACCACTGAGAAGAAGGCTGATCCCAGCGGGGAGATGATGAGTTTCTTATTCGACATGTGCGGCATCAAGCGCCGCCTCACACACAACTTCGGTTAGTGCGACACTAACAAACCAAGGAGATATAACATGGCACTTACTTACTCTACCTTCAACACGTTCGCTGACGTCGAATCGTGGTATGAGCGCATCAAGCCACTGGGCGGTGCAGCCAACGCAGGTAAAGACATACGACCAATCGGTGGTCGTAGGCGCAAGTGGGAGCGCATCGCCAAGGTCAGTGACAACTGCTACGCGCTGTCTGATGGCTTCCAATATGGCGACGAGTACTTCGGCAAGTGGCTCTACAGGGGGGATGTCGCATACACGCCGACACTCAAAGACATGGCGTTCTACGCACCGATCGTGTGGCGCAAGCACAAGGATGGCACCGAGACAATTACCTTCCGTAACGGGGCAGGCAATGGTGCCCACAACATGCGCTATGCGTTCTTATATAGACACACACCGCATGGGGTCGGGTTCCGCAGCCGCAACGGCAAGCACTTCATCGAGGCTGCGGGCGGCACATACTATCTCGCTAAGGGTAAAACAGTGCCGCGCGTGGTGTGGGAGAACACACAAAAAGAACTCGCTACGGTGCGTGGTGGCAATACCCCCAAATGGCTCGAATGGCAGCGAGTCAAGGACGACGGGGCGTCGCTCACGTTCAAGCGCACTGACATAATGGGAGGGCGTGGCTATCTGTGGGAGTTTGTCAGTGGTGGCAAGCCAGTCCCTGTGCCTCCGAGGAAGCGTGTGGACCTCAAGACCAAGGCCAAGTTAAAGCCGCACGTCGAAGCGTTCCGTGACTGGGTACTAGCTGTTGGCCCGCTCATGCCGACGCGTGACTACCAATACGAGCGTATCTTGCGTGACGGCTTAGCCGATTGGGGTAAGGAGACAGGCACTAAGGTTAGCAACACATGGAGCCTAGCGTATATGCTCGAACCAAAACTATCACGTCAGATCATGGCGGATGAAGCGCACCCGATGCGGTTGCAGCTAGCCTATGTGGCTGTGACGCAGGCTGAACTTCTTACGCCATGCTTGGACGAGGACGACGTGAAGCAGGTCAAGGCAGCGTTTAACCGCTGGGTCAACAATCAGCTTGGCTTGGTAAAAGAAGTGAAGGGATGAAGCGATGAGTAAGATGGAAGCAGCATACGTACGCCAGCTATTGGAAGAGCACGACAAGCGGGAGGAGCAAGTCCCGTATAACGCTGTGCTGCGTGACTTTCGCCGAGATGTAGAGGCGGCGATCCCCGGATGCCGCACGACACTACGTAATAACAACTGGGCTTGGGTCTATATGCCAGAGGACCACATCGCCATGGGTGCCATAGGGTTCGGTAACTTCAGCCAGAACGGCAAGGGCGGCAACGTCTACGCCGTGCATGCTCGCAACATTGTGAACGGTAAATACAGCAGCGGCTCCACGCAGCATAACATGGTGATGAGTTCTAACTGTAGTGTCGCCGTGAAGAGCGCCAAGAAGTTTCTGCGCAGGCTATCGCCGAAGGAGTTGGTGGAGCACACGTACTCACACGTCCGTGATGCCATCAGCCAGATGCGGCAGTCAGCGCGCGAGGTGATGACGAGCGAAGAGGTCAGACTATTTGGTGCAGGCCTCTATAACAGGAAGGACGCCCCTGTGCTAGTAGAACTCAAGCGCCTCATAACAAGCGAGCATACGTTTTTCGACACGACACTGACCGACAGGCTCACCGAGTATTTCGCACTGGGGGCCGAGAATGATAACGCACAGCAGCCCTACAACATGCTGTTTGTCTCGATCACGCAGGGTGGGGGTAAGCAGCGGTTCGATATTGTGCCCGTGGACAAAGCCGAGAACCACTGGCCCATGATGGGTGAGATCGAGACATACTATGACGACTTGCCCGAGCATATACTTGGTCGGTTGGCAGTGATGAGTATGGTGGAGGACGGCGCGTTCGTGCCCGGCGTGGGCTTCAAACACACAGAGGGGATGTTTTATGTGGCTAGGTGAAAAAGATTTCGCTGACTACAGAGGTATGAAGTTTATAAAATACCGCGACCTAGTCCAAGCACATGGCTGGTACAGGTGTAGCCAGCGCGCGGCGTATTGGGTCGGCGATACCGAGAAGCTACCACCTGATGATAACATATACCGTGTTACTGTAGACGGTGTGATCGGACATGTTCGTGTAGCATGTATTGGCCTAGAAAGTGTTGACGCGATAGTAGATGGTAACTACGATGGTATCGAATCGCTTCCGGACTGGATGCGAGAGAAGATTACCTTACTCAGTATGCTGAGCTGTACCCCACCGACTGAACCTGTCGAGGGTGTGGGTCGGCGTATCAACGACGAAACATATTGGGTGTTTTGTTAGTGCGACACTAACAGGGGCTTCGGCCCCCACCCACAAACCGAAACCAGTTACCGCGGAGAGCGCCATGAAGAAAGACCCACACGACCTCGAACGATTGAACAAGATGATAAGTCCGTACCAAGGGCCCGGATGGGCGGCTACGTCCCGCCCCGAGAAAGAGCGCATGCTGCGAGCGCAGTCCCGTAAGCGTCGCCAGATTAGGCGGGCCGAGGCACCCATCGACGCGCTGCATGTGTGGGCATACGTTATATTCTGCGTCTTTTTGGCAGGTATATTAATCGTAGAGTTGGGAGGGATGTAATGAGTGACCCACAAGAACGTGTGGGCCGAGGTCAGTGGTTCAGCCACGATGGGCCCGTCTGGATTGATACGTTGGGCGATGAGTACCTGCTCAACTGCTACAAGACATGCTTGCGGCACGACAATATGAAGGCCGACGAGTTACTAGAAGAAATCAGAAACAGAAACATGGAATGGAGATTAGAGACATGACTAAATTCAAAGCAGGCCAGAAGTGGCGGACACGGGGCGGGGATATTTGCACGATTAAGATGGTCAACAATGACCCGCAGTACGCAGATGAAACAGGACTTTATGTAGACGATGGGACTTACCGCTACGCTGATGGTTCTTTTTACGATGGTGAGACTAATGAAGGAGACTTTGTAACCCTGATCGAAGATGCCCCCGAAGATGACCTGCACCCATGCCTTGAGCGCGTGGAAAAGCTGGTGGTTAAGGACGGTGTGTATGGGCCGTTTGTTGTCGGCAAGAAGTTGAACGGTCGTGTGTATGTTTATCTAAGCAAAGAAAACATCACACCAAACGATTTTGCCCAAGCCGCTGCGTTGTTCACGGCGCTGGCAATGGCTACTGAGGGGGTGGAGTGATGGCTGACGCACCGGAACGGATACAAACGCTTGACGACTACGGGCAGTGGGCAACCGACTACGATGGCGGCGTTGAATACATTCGCGCCGATCTTGTTGACGCCATCATCGCTGCGACGTTTGATCTGGCGGAGGGTAAATGTGCAGAGACACTCACTATGTTTGAAAACGAAAACCCAAACCGACCCGATGTAATGCCGTATATTGATGATGCATGTGAGGCATGCGGCGACGCCATCCGCGCCCTCAACACCGAAGAAACCCGCGCCGCGATACTGGCGGACGCCATGAAAGGACAAAAACCATGACATCACTATACATAATCATCTTCGCGATCGGCAGCATGGAAGTCGGTCACATCACGGGCAAAACGGTTGCAGTCTGCGACCAGATGCCTGCGATGGTCGAAGCATTGGAGGCGCTTTGGGGCCAACAGGTGGACGCATACTGCCGCGATACAGGCATCCCTTTCCTGCGTCCGGTTGCACGGCCATGATGGGTGATGACACGAGACGCGTTGCTGAACTGCACATGGCAGGTCACAGCCACGCTGCGATACAACTAGCCACAGGATTTGGTTACACCAAGGTTGTCCGGGCTGTTGTCATAGCACGCAAGGCGGGCATGGTCCCGCCACGCAAGAATAAATCAACACCGCGACAGCGGGTAAAATACCTGTTTGCCAACCGTAAGATTAAGTTGGGGTTTATGAGCGACATCCTGCTTGGGCTAACACCGGACCAGCTGGACTGGCTGGCGGTTGAGGCGGACAAAATCGGCTGCGCATCAGTGGCCGAATACATCACAGAAATGGTGCGCGACGCACATGCAGAGGGGGCCGCGAATGGCAATGACGCCGGAAGCTAAAGTTAAAAAGGTCGTGGTGCAGCAGCTTAAGGACATGGGTGCTTACTACTTCTACCCCGTGACTGGAGGCTATGGTACCAGCGGCGTACCCGACATCGTGGGCTGTTATCGAGGAACGTTCTTCGGGATTGAGTGCAAGGCAGGCAAGAACAAGCCGACACCCTTGCAAGAAAAGAACCTTAAGCACATCGCCGAAACCGGCGGGGTGGCGTTAGTAGTCAACGAGGACAACATGAAACATGTTAGGGATACACTAACAAAGGCGGTGCCAGATGGCATCGAGTAAATCACAGAAGTATTTTGAAGTTGAGATGTGGTGCCACATGGCGTTGGTCATGGCCCCGAAGTGGTCACCCTATAAACTACTATGGAAATTTGGAATTTGGTATGCGCAGAGAAAACAACGTGGCCTATAACCTGACAGAAGAAAGAGTATGGGCATACCTGCTGAAGAACCGGCAGGCCACGGCGTACGACGTAGGAATTAATTGTGACGTTAGCGAGGAGTTTGCGGAGCAAACGATGGCCCGTATCTCGTCGCCCAACTGGAGCGAGGAGGTTAGTGTGCACACTAACAAAACACCGAGTGCGTTAGACAACCAAGTCGGTGGCGCGCATTATAAGGACATGGCTGTGCAGCCTTGGGAAGCTATGGAAGCATGGCTCACACCAGAAGAGTACCGCGGATACCACAAGGGTGTAGCGATCGCCTACCTCGCACGTGAGCGAAGCAAAGGCGGGATGCAGGACATACAGAAAGCTGTGCACCACCTGCAGCGGCTGATTGAGATGCAAGGAGAAGCAGATGACCGACCCAATACCGAAGCAAGTCCACCCGCTAATACGAGAAACGATTAAGCAGCTGGATGACGGGTGGGAAGTAGTGAAGAAGCGCGATCACTACTTCCTGCATCACAACGGACAGCGGGTTGTTTGCATCGGCAACAACTCGTCGAAGCCCAACGACTATCAAGCAAAGAAAACCCTGCACTCACTGCAGCGATATATGGGGAACACAAATGGACCTGATAACACTTGACTATAGGCATGTAGACTGTTTATGAGTAACTATGAGCAAGAAAAACACTCCCGAAAACTTTTGGTCCCGCGTACGACAGGGGGCCAGCATCGAGTGCTGGGAATGGCAAGGAGCTACTACCAGCAGCGGTTATGGTAACCTGTCGTGGCACGGGCACAATGTGCAAGCACATCGCGTGGCTTATGCCCTGACCTATGGTGGTATAGCTTTACAAATGGGGTTTAGGCACGAAGGAAAGGCAAAGCGCTACAGACGGTTTGTCCTGCACAAGTGCGACAACCGGCTGTGCTGCAACCCCAAACACCTATTTCTTGGCTCGATGCGCACCAACCTGCTCGACGCCTACACAAAGGGTCGCAAGGTGCAACCACGGAGCGGCCACGCAAACGCAAAGCTCTCCGCCACGCAGGTGGTGGATATACGCAAGGCATATGACGCCGGGGGGACTCGGCAGGTGGACCTAGCCGCAAAATACGGTGTCAGCCAACGCGTCATAAGCCTCCTTGTTCGTCGTGAAACCTATAAAGATATATCGGAGGACTAAAATGGACCTGATTACACTTGACATGGAGACTTATTATGACAAGGACTACTCCCTGTCGAAGATGACGACCGAAGGGTATATCCGCGACGAGCGGTTCGAAGTCGTTGGCGTCAGCGTTAAGGTAAACAACGGTGAGCCCGAATGGGCCAGCGGGACCATGGGGCAGATCAAGAAGTATCTGCAGCGGTTTGACTGGGCGGGCAGCATGATGCTGGCGCACAACACCATGTTCGACGGTGCCATAGCGTCGTGGCACTTCGACGTTCACCCCAAGGCGCTAGCCGACACGATGCACATGGCGCGTGCACTGCACGGGGTCGAAGCCTCTGCATCCCTCAAGGCTGTGGCCGACCGCTATGGCGTAGGCGTCAAGGGCACCGAGGTAGTGCGGGCCATGGGCAAGCGACGTCTGGACTTCTTACCAGAAGAACTCAGCACCTACGGGGACTACTGCATCAACGATGTGGAGCTGACTTACAGCCTGTTTCAGATCATGGCCAAGAAGTTCCCGATGAAGGAGCTTCGCCTGATCGACCTGACCCTGCGCATGTTTACTGAGCCGACGCTAGAGCTAAACAAGTCACAGCTAGAAGCGCACCTCGTAGCGGTGCAGGAACGCAAGGAGAAGCTGCTCGTCGATGCAGGCATCGAGGACAAGAGCGACCTCATGTCGAACCCGAAGTTTGCGCTCATGCTAAACATGCTAGGCGTCGCTCCGCCCATGAAGGTAAGCCCCACGACGGGCAAGGAGACCTTCGCCTTTGCCAAGAATGACGAAGAGTTTAAGGCGCTTCTAGAGCACGATGACGATCGGGTGCAAGCACTCGTGTCTGCGCGGATGGGCACCAAGTCCACGCTAGAAGAGACAAGGACGCAGCGGTTCATCGGCATCGCCGAGCGCGGCAAGCTACCTGTCCCTGTGCGTTACTATGCTGCGCATACTGGGCGCTGGGGTGGCGACGATAAGATCAACCTGCAGAACCTGCCGAGCAGGGGGCCCAACGCCAAGTCGTTGAAGAAGGCGATCATCGCGCCCCAAGGGCATACGGTTATTGAGGCCGACTCCGCACAGATCGAGGCACGGGTGCTTGCATGGCTGGCTGGGCAGGAAGACCTTGTTAGTGCGTTCACTAACAGAGAAGACGTCTACAAGAAGATGGCGTCAACAATCTACGGTGTAGCGGTAGACGACGTGACCAAGGACCAGCGCTTTGTTGGTAAGACCACAATCCTCGGTGCGGGCTACGGCATGGGTGCGGTCAAGTTCCAAGCGCAGCTAAAGACGTTCGGGTTTGACATGCCCCTCGACGAAGCACGGCGGGTCATCAACATCTACCGCGACGCTAACTGGAACATCAGCAACCTGTGGAAAGAAGCGCAGGTCATGCTGCGTTACATGGCGCAGGGGGACAAGGTGACCTTCGGCAAATCTGGTGTGATCGGAGTGGACCCCGCCAATAAGGCACTCATTATGCCGAGCGGGTTGCCTATGTACTACAGCGGACTGTTCGCAGTCGAGGAAGAAAAAGGCCCGCAGTATTACTATAAGGTACGCAGGGGAGACAATAAAATCTACGGCGGCAAGGTGGTAGAGAACGTCTGCCAAGCCATAGCACGCTGTATCATTGGTGAGCAGATGTTACGTATTGCCAAGAGATACAAAGTAGTGTTGACTGTGCATGACTCTATCGTATGCTGCGTACCCGACGCCGAAACTGACGCGGCCAAGGCATACATCGAAGACTCAATGCGTTGGGTTCCGGACTGGGCCGCTGGTCTACCCGTGGACTGCGAAGCAGGAACAGCAAAAAGCTACGGAGAATGTGAATGAGCGCAGCGCCTTGGTCCTACAGTAAACTGAAGTCTTTCGAGACCTGCCCCAAGCAGTTCTACCATGTGAACGTCCTCAAGCAGTTCCCGTTCGCGGAGACCGAAGCAATCCGCTACGGCTCCGAGTTCCACAAAGCTGCCGAGGAGTTCATGCGGGACGACAAGCCGATCCCGCCGAAGTTCAGTTTTGTGACCAAGGTGCTCGACTCACTCAAAGCCCGCACAGGTGAGAAGTTGTGTGAGCGTAAGATGGGACTTACTGAAAACCTAACTCCGTGTGGGTTCTTTGATAAAGACGTTTGGTTCCGTGGTATCGCCGACCTCATCATCCTTGATGGCGACCTTGCATGGATCATTGACTACAAGACTGGGAAGTCCGCGCGGTACGCAGACAAGGGCCAGTTGGAGTTGATGGCACTGACAGTGTTCGCACACTTCCCGCAGGTTAAGCGCATCCGTGCAGGGTTGCTGTTTGTGGTAGCCAACGACCTTGTCAAAGCAAACTACACTGAGTTCAATAAGGAAGAGCTGTGGCGCAAGTGGCTAGCAAAACACGCTGCCATGAAGAAGGCTTTTGATGTAGATGTATGGAACCCGAGGCCGAGCGGCCTGTGCCGCAAACACTGCCCGGTTTTAGAGTGTCCACACAACGGAGCAAACTGATGCCATATACAAAGAAGCCCCGTCCGTACAAGAAAGAGTACGAACAGCAGAAGTCCCGCGGCGAGCATACTGATCGAATGGAGCGGCAACGCGCCCGCCGCGCCATGGACAAGACCGGCAAGGATGCCAACGGTAACGGTAAAGCCGATAAGCGTGAGGGTAAAGACATCGCGCATAAGAAGCCGCTCTCTAAAGGCGGCACGAACAAGGACGGGTACACCGTGCAAAGCCAGAGTAAAAACAGAGCTGCAGGCGGTGCACTGAGCAGCCCCAAAAAACGTTAGTGCCTCACTAACACTGGAGAGAACATGAAGATCATCAACGGCAAGGCGCTGCTGCTTAAGTTGCGCAATCCAAAACGTGTCACTGAAACGATCCCTAAGAGTAAGGCAACCGGACCGCACGAAGTAGCGGTAAGCTGGGGCGTCGACGAGGTGCAGACCCTCCGCAGTCTGGGGGTCAAGGCACCCTCACCGATCTCTGGGCGATACGACTGGCCGGGCCGGTACAAGCCGATGGACCACCAGAGGACAACCGCCGAGTTTCTCACGCTGCATAGGAAGTCCTTCTGCTTCAACGAGCAGGGCACTGGCAAGACCGCATCGGCTATCTGGGCTGCAGATTTCCTGATGAAGCAAGGCAAGGTACGTCGCGCACTGGTTATCTGCCCGCTGTCTATTATGGACTCCGCGTGGCGCGCTGACTTGTTCGAGGTGGCTATGCACCGGACGGTAAGCGTGGCCCATGGCGACGCCAAAAAGCGCAAACAGATCATCAACGCTGGCGCTGAGTTCGTCGTCATTAACTTCGATGGCGTCGAGATCGTCGAGGAAGAGATACGCAACGGCAAGTTCGACCTCATCATTGTTGACGAGGCGACGCACTACAAGAACTCACAGAGCAAGCGGTGGAAATGCCTAAACCGACTAATCACTGACGACACATGGCTCTGGATGATGACGGGTACACCAGCGGCGCAGTCGCCGCTCGATGCGTTTGGCTTAGCCAAGCTGGTCAACCCCAGCGCTGTCCCGCGGTACTTCGGGTCGTTCCGCGACCAAGTGATGATGAAGATCACGCAGTTCAAGTGGATGCAGAAGCCGGGTGCCACCGAGACTGTCTACAACGCACTGCAGCCAGCTATCCGGTTTACCAAGGACGAGTGCCTAGACTTGCCAGACATGACCTATGTGAAGCGGGTCGTTGAGTTAACACGCCAGCAGAAGAAGTACTACAACGAGCTGAAGAACAAGCTCGTCATGGAAGCGGCTGGCGAGGAAGTCACCGCGGTCAACGCAGCGATCGTGCTGAACAAGCTACTGCAGATCAGCGCAGGGGCGGTCTACACCGACGACGGCTCGACGTTAGAGTTCGACATCAAGAACCGGTACAACGTACTGAAAGAAGTCATCGACGAAAGCAGCCAGAAGGTGCTGGTGTTTGTACCGTTCCGGCACACGATCGACATTCTTGTGGACAAGCTGCGCAAGGACGGGGTGACCACCGAGGTGATTCGCGGCGACGTGCCTGTAACGCGGCGGACCGAGATATTCAAACGCTTCCAAGAGACCCCTGACCCCAAGATATTGGTGATCCAGCCCCAGTCAGCAGCACATGGTGTGACTTTAACCGCAGCCAATACTGTCGTATGGTGGGGGCCAACATCCTCACTGGAGACCTATGCACAGGCTAACGCGCGGGTCCACCGGTCGGGACAAAAGCACCCATGTACTGTCGTGCAGCTGCAGGGCTCTGCTGTAGAAAAACACGTGTACGCGCTGCTTGATAACAGAATTGACGTACACACAAAAATTATCGACTTATACAAACAGATACTTGACTAGCGTAAGATTAGGTAGTATCTAAGACTTCTAGCTAAAGGAGAACACCATGAGCGATACCACTATATCGGTCGAGAAGCTGACGCGCGTCTATATAAAAATAAGAGACAAGCGCGCGGAACTGTCGGCCACATTCAAGCAAGAAGACGACCACCTCAAAGCACAGCAAGACAAGGTCAAGCGCGCGTTGCTGGACCACTGCAAAGAACACAACGTCGAGAGCGTTCGTACCTCGGAAGGTTTGTTCTACCGCAGTGTAAAGAAGCGCTACTGGACCAGTGACTGGGACTCCATGAACAAGTTTATTCTTACAAATGCAGTGCCAGAGTTCTTTGAGAAGCGTCTGAACCAGACTGTTGTTAAGCAGTTTCTGGACGAGAACCCCGACACTGTACCTCCGGGCCTTAACGTGGACTCGGAGTACGCAATCTCTGTGAGGAAAAAATGACGGAGACCCAAGACAAAAGCCCGTTCGTAACCATTGAGAGCCTCGCGCAGTATTTCTGCGTGTCGGTCTCTACCATCCGTGCGTGGGTGCGGCAGGGTCACATCCCTGAGAGTACCTACATCAAACTCGGCAACACATATCGCTTCAACCGTGCAGATGTGCAGACCGCTCTGATGGCAATGCAGAAGGAAGAAAGTGAAACACAAAGTACCACCGTCGCTGTTACCGGCGTCGAAGGTTCCGTACTGTCCATGGGTGAACCCATGGTTGATGAAGTGCAGCTCGAATTTGATTTCGATGCTGACGAAGACGCGTAAGGAGAACGCACATGAGTGACCTAGAACTCTTTAAGGGCAACAGCCTTGTGAACAGTGACCTGTTCAAGTTGCTGCTGCAGGCCAACGACAACCTTGCTGGCGGTGGCGGCTCGATGCGCCGTATCAGCTTCAAGGGCTCACGTTTCCGTGAGCTGGTTGGTGGCGAACAAGTCAGCGTGAACAGCAGCGGATCGCTGAACGTCGTCGTGCTCGACGCTGCCAAGGTGTCTCGCACCTACTATGCTGGCGTCTACGACCCTGAGAAAGCGGCTCCGCCTACATGCTGGTCCGCCGATACTGAGCGTCCTGCACCGAACGTGCCCGAGGATCAACGTCAAGCGTCACGTTGCGCAGACTGCGCAATGAACGTCCGCGGCTCCGGCCAAGGTGAAACACGTGCTTGCCGCTTCTCGCAGCGTATCGCTGTGGCGTTGGAGAACAGCTACGATAAGGTCTACCAAGTCCAGCTGTCGGCTACCTCGGTGTTCGGCGAAGCCAAGAACGGCAACATGCCGATGCAGGCATACGCCCGCTACCTCAAGGCCCATGGCGCACCGATCCAAGCAGTCGTCACTACCCTGCTCTTCGACGAGGATAGCGATGTACCCAAGCTGTTCTTTAAGGCAGCGCGCCCACTGGATGAGGGTGACCTCAAAGAAGTCCTCAAGCTGCGTGAGCACGAAGACGTCACACGTGCACTGACTATGACTGTGTCGAAAGTAGACGGCGTGAAAGCTTTGGAGAAGGCTGAGCCGAAAAAGGCTGAGCCCAAGAAGTCTAACAACGTCCTTGCAGATGAGGACGAAGGCGAAGCCGTAGAAGAGCCAAAGAAGGTGTCGAAAAAAGAGGAAGTAAAAGCCTCTGGCGATGACCTCGGTGATCTTGTCGAAGCATGGGACGACGACGAGTAATCACTTAACGGGCCGTGGCTACCTAGTGGTCACGGCCTCCTCTTCTGTGGGCACGAGCAATGGAAACAAAAAGATTTTTGCAGAGCGTGCTGGCCCGCGAAGGCTGGTACTGCGTCCTTGCAATACATGCGGAAACGAGCCGCCGTAAACAAAAGTTCTACGACTCGATAGATCAGCTCATGGACGCCAACACGGCGTTTGACCAGAACGGCTACAATTCTTACTATGCGGTCGGCACTTTCGGCACCGATGCTTCCCGAGAAGCTGACAACATAGCGCGCAAGCGCGCGTTCTACCTCGACCTCGACTGCGAAGCATATAACCCCAAGAAGTTTCCTGACCAAGCAACCGCACTGCAAGAGCTCCGCCGCTTCTGCAAAGTGATGCGGTTGCCTAAGCCGATTACGGTAGACTCGGGCCGAGGGATACACGTCTACTGGCCGCTCAATGAAGACGTGACGCTGGCCGAGTGGGTGCCTGTGGCTGAGCGCCTCAAGGCAAAGTGCAAGGAGCATGGCTTCAAGGCTGACCCCGCAGTAACGTCTGATGCAGCGCGTATCCTACGCATGCCGGGCACTCATAACCATAAGGACAACCCACCTAAACGCGTTAGGGTTTTAGGTATGGACGCGGTAGCGCCTGTATCTTTCGATAAATTTTCAGAGCTTATGGGCAACGACCCGATACCAGTTCCAAAGAAGTTTACGCCGGTCAGCGGTAGCAACGCTGTGATGGACGCGCTCATGGGCAACCGCGAGCATTACTTTAAGGACATCATGCTGAAGACCGCGAAGGGTAAAGGCTGCATGCAGCTGGCCTATATCTACCGCAATCAAGAGACTATGTCGGAGCCGCTGTGGCGGGCAGGGCTGTCGATCGCCAAGCATTGTGCCGATGGGGATAGCGCAGCTACTAAGATTTCGCAGCGGCATCCTGAGTTCACGCCGGACGAGATGTTCAATAAGATGGACCGCATCAAGGGCCCATACCTCTGCACAACGTTCGACGAGTACAACGACGGCGTCTGCAGCGGGTGCCCGCTGTGGGGTAAGATCAAGTCGCCGGTTGTCCTTGGCTCACGAACCCGTGAGGCCACTGAAGCAGACAACGTGATTGAGGTCGCACCGAGCCCCAAAGCCGCGCCCGCTGCGCAGCCAGAGATTTATGTTATACCGACATACCCCAAGCCCTACTTCCGTGGGGCCAACGGGGGCATCTATGTCCGAGGCGAAGACGCTGACGGCGACACCATTGAGAAGTGCATATACCATAACGACCTATACATTGTGCGGCGGGTGACTGACGGCGACGCCGACGCGCTGGTGTTCCGGCTGCATCTACCAAAGGACGGGGTGCGTGAGTTCACCGTCCCGCAGATCGCTGTAACGTCTAAGGACGAATTTCGTAAAGCTATTGGGGCCAAGGGCGTCACCGCCTTCGGTAAAAATCTGGAGGAACTTATGGCCTACACTATCCGCTGGATCGAAGAGCTGCAGCAGCAAGGCGCAGCAGACATAGCGCGCGCACAGTTCGGCTGGGCTGATGATAACTGCGGCTCGTTTATCCTTGGCGACAGGGAGATATTCCCAAACAAAATAGACTTTAACCCTGCATCCACTAAGACCGCAGGCTTGTTCGACGCGCTTACCCCGCGCGGCACCCTCGACGGGTGGAGACAGAACGCAGAGTTCTTTAACAAGCCGGGCATGGAGCTCTATCAATTCGCACTGTGCGCCAGTTTCGGCAGCGCGCTGATGCACTCCTCGCCGATGAACGGCGGGCTCCTGCACATGTTTAGCAAGGACTCCGGCCTTGGGAAGACCACGGCTATGTTCATGGCACTATCTGTGTGGGGTCGCCCAATGGGTCTGCTGCTGAAAGAGCGGGACACCATGAACCACCGTATGAACCGTGCAGAGGTGTACAAGAACATCTTGTTCGCTACCGATGAGATCACTAACATGCGGCCCTTGGCTGCATCGGACATGACTTACGCGATTACCGAGGGCATGCAGCGGGGCCGCATGGAAGGCGGGGCGAACCAAGAGCGCACCCGTGGGTTTGAGTGGAAGTTTCTAGCCCTCTCGACCGGCAACATGAGCCTCGTGGAAAAGATCACATTGGCGAAAGCCGCGCCGAAAGCAGAGGCCCAGCGAGTGCTGGAAGCGCGCGTTGATAAGTTCTTCGACGGCAGTGGTGACAAGGCGATGACTGACGACTTCTCAAAGAACGTGCCGCTACACTACGGCCACGCTGGGGTGGTGTTTGTCCAGCACTACATGCAGAACATGGACGGCATAAACGCACTGGAAGAGAAGGTGCGTGAGCGCGTCGACATTAAGTGTAACTTGGGTTCGTCGAATCGCTTCTGGTCGGAGTACATCACTAAGACCATGACCGCTGCCATCATTGCCAAGAAGCTCGGGCTTGTGAACTACGATACAGCAGCGATGTTCAAGTTTGCGATTGAGCTGGTGCGCTATAACCAAGGCGTTACCGAAGACATGACAACATCTTCTAGCCAGATTTTGGCGGACTTCTTTGCCGAGCATAACGGCAACCTACTCATCATCAAGCGCAACGGCGACGTCAACGGCATAGACGCCCTGATTATGCCAGAGGCAAACCCGCGTACGAAGCTGGTCGCGCGGTACGAGTCCGACACCAAGAAAGCCTTTATCCTGCTGAAACCGTTTAAGACATGGTGCCTTGAGCAGCAGATCGACTACTCGTCGTGCATCCTCGACCTCGTGAAAAACAAGGGCGCTACGAAGCGTAAGATGCGGATCACCAAAGGCACCAACCTGCGCCTACCGCCGGTGGATGTAATCGAGGTCGATTTTGAGTTGGATGTAGAGGATGCCGATGGTTCAGATACCTAGACTGGACGACCTGCATCCCGATGGTGTTCGGATCATCATCCCTTGGGACGGTATGAAGGTGGGCATGTCAGTGTTCGTACCCTGCGTTAACACCGCGCTCGCAGAGAAGCAGCTTAGCAAAATTGCTGCGCGGCGTAAGATTTCTATGCAGGTGCAGGAGCGTATCGAGGACGGTCGATTTGGGCTACGCGTGTGGCGTACGTTGTGATACAGTGAAGTTGTTCATGGAGAAGCCGCTAGGTTTCTGTATGTTCTCCTCCTCCCTGACTAGCCCCCCACCTCACCGTGGGGGGCTTTTTTAATCAAAGAGTTGGAACCCTTGGTTCCACTCGTCACGGCTCTCATCCAACGCACGGCGCATGTTCGGGCTGATCGAGATGCCGTTATACATCGTAGCTGATGTCTCCATGTGCTGCCGCATAGACCGACGCAGGGAGTCAGCGTCGATACGGGCCGTGGGATGCCTACGGTTAAAGTCCTTGATGCGCTGCATCATGGCACGCCGCTCGTCGGAGTCACCCATGCGGGTAGCCACATAGTAACGACGCAGTATCGTAGTCCGTGCGCTGTTTACTGCCCGGTCGACGTTCTTGGTCTGCTGGTTCATCTCCTGCGTACGGGTGTAATCGGCAGGGGCGAAGCCGACAAACTTCGCAGCAAGTTGGCCGAAGGACAGGTCGTCCATGATCGGGTCGCCGCGGCGGGTCAAGATGCCTTCGTCGTTGGGGAAGCGGAACGCAGCCTGATACATGTTGCGGATACCGGCAGGGATCATGGCCTCAACACCACGCTCGATCTCACCGTTCATAATGTCTTGGCGACCCCGATTAAACCCAGAAATGGTACTCCACGCAGGGCCCCCAAGATAGTGGAACACGTCCTCTTCGAGCGAGGCATCGTGGTTAAACCGGTTAGCCTGCAGGATGAGGCCCGACAGACCGATACGGCTGGACAAGTCGACGCCGAGAAGCGCAGTTGCGGGGCCTTTGTAGAACCCTTCGCCGATCGCTTTGCGCAGCTGTGTCTCCGCGGTGTCTTCTTCTTCGTCAAAGAACAGCAGGTTCATCAGCTGCAAGAGCTCACGCGCCAGCGGCATGCCGACGACTCCTGCCAGTAAGAACGACGCCCCAGTCACCCCAGCGAACTGCCGAAGTGCTTCATTGCGCGCGTCTTTATCCCCGGCGAAGTGCGCCTCCATGCCGTCGCGGACGGTCTTGAACATGGAGTAGTACATCTGGATGCCGTAGGTCTTATACATAAGCGCGACGCGCCCGATCCCCTGCTGGCCGAGCCGTGGCGCAGTCTCAAGCACCGACCCGCCGTTAGTCCTTTGCGTATCCTCCAATGCCTGCTCTGCGGCCTTTGTCTGCATCTCTGTAGTGGACAGGGTTGGCTCTGCTTTCTTAAGGCGCGCGAGCTCAAGCTGATACGCCGAGATGGCTGTGACCTGCCGGTTAAAGACTTCTACGTTGTGGAACATGAACGCCGAAGCCGCGGTAGCCATGTCGATAATACCGCGCTCCCGGCCAGAGCTGTCGATGCCAAGGTTATCGGCAAACAGCGACCGGTTTAGCTGGCCACGAGCCGCCATCATCGCAACAAGCGGCTTTAGCTCTTCAACCTTAGCGATGACTTCAGGCTCTAAGTCCAAGTCCTTGCGCACGACGTAGTCGCCGTTGGCATCGAGCTCAAAGTAGTTGTCGATGCTTGGCATCGCGCGGACCTTGATGTTCTTCTCATTGCCGTAGGGGGCGACCATGTCGCTCTTACGATTGAACCCACTGCTGGTAACGAGCTTAGACGCATCCATGATGGCGCGGCCTGCAGCGCCGTATCCATACTTGCCAGCAAACATCGGGTAGACGAACATAGGCAGCTGCGAGAGGTTGACCCCAGCGGACGAAGCGTTGAAGCCGATCGTGAAGATAAACGCAGCTCGGTTAGCAGCTTGGGCCAGCCCATCCCTCGGAGGGTTACGTGCGAAGTCGGCGCGCAGGTTTAGCTCGTCTACGATGTACTTGTTTTCTTCTGTCAGGTTGGGCCGGTTATCCTCATTGATGCTATCCTGCAGGGTGCGGAGTTTGGCGCTGTACCGCAGGCGCTCCACCTGCCGACCAAGATCGAAGGCTTTGGTCTTGAGCGCGAAGATCGCATCTTCTTGGTACCCTGCGGTGCCCTTACGCCGCTGGAGCGATTTAGCAAACGACGTCTCTGGCAGCGTCTCGATGAACAGCCGCATGATCTCAGCTTGCACGTCATCGGGCACCCTATTTGCCCGAAGGGTTTGCAGTGTCTGACCCACGAACGACGACGGCGGTGCTTTGGCGTAGCTTGCGTTGTTTATGTTGACGAACTTCTCGACGTCCTTAACTGATGTATCAGCCTTTAGGTCAGTTATCGCACGGTCCCGCTCTGCCATGGTCTCAAATGCTTCGACGGTGAACTCACCCTCGGCAACATAGGACAGCCAGTAGTTACCCGCACGTGTCAGTGGGAAGTAAGGCTCGATGGTGCCGCTCTCAAACAGGCGTGCGTACACCTCGTTCTTCAGCTTCTTACGCGCAGCTTCATCGGTGATCGTCTCGTCGATCTTGCCGTAGATTACGTCGCGCATCTTCTCGTACTGTTTTTTGTACGTGTCGCGCATCTGGGCGTACACCTTGTCGCCACCCGTAGAGGACAGCGCGCGCCAGTCGTTGCGCATGTCACGCCACGCCTTAGCTTTTTCTGGGTCGTTGGCGTACGCTGATATCGGCTTCGAGGGGTCAACCTGCTCGATGGTGCTCTTATAGACCACACGGTTCAACGCATCGACTTGGTTTTGATGTGACTTCACCCAGTTGGCGACAGACTTTAGGACGCCTTCAACGGCTTGGTCTGACTTGTTGATAGCGCCACGCTGCTCTTCCATGAGCTTGTGCAGGTCCATGGCACCTTTGATACCGCTGCGTTCAGCAACGTCTGCCACCGCCTGCGATGGTAGGAAGCCGAGCATGCCGCGCTTCGCTTTGTCAGTGGCGGTGCCCCGCAAGAACTCGCGGGTATTGTCTGCAAATTTCTGCGCAAACTCCTTAGTCACTGGCTTGGACTGCTTTTGTATGTCCCCAAGCATTTCCGCGATGCGCTTACCTGCAGCTACTGGCGACAGCATGAAGAACTCACCGGTGCCGATGTTACCCGGTGCGGGGGCGAGGATGTTGTCGATGATGCTGGTGGTTTGCTCCAACGCCGATTGAACCGGCTTAACAGGTTTACCGACAAGCGAGCGTAGGAAGTTGGAGATCGCAGCTTTGATCTTTGCGAACGGGGTGAGTGGGTCGCCCTTAATCTTGAGCCCCGCCAGCATGGACTGGAACTCGGGGTTTGAAAATGCTTCGGCCACGAACTCTTCGATACTGGTAGAGCCATACGCAGTGGGCATAAACTCTTTGGTTTCTTCGAAGATTTTCTTCAGCTTGCGGGTCAGCGGGTGGCCCTTGTTTACAAGTGTGAACGCCGTGGCAGCGTGCGTCATCTCGTGCAGGAGCACGTGGGTGTTAAGGCCACCATCGAGCTTCAATTTGTTTGTGGGTTCGGCCAACGAGATCGTATTAGTTGCCGCAGTAAACCGCCCAAGTACGCCGGGGGCGATTGACTTAACCACCTCGACTTTGGTATCACCAACGACCTTGGCTAGCTTCTCTGCCACGGCAGCGACTTCGGGATCGGCACTGGATGCAGCGACGGAGCGGAGCGCTCCTGCGAGATCGCCCTTACGGAGTAGCGCTACAGTGACTTGTGACAGCGGGTGGCGCGACGGGGGCACCGCCATGTTAAACATGCCCCCCTTATAGAGCATGCTGCGGACCATCGGGTCGGACTCATCGAGTCCCAGCTTCTCCAGCACGTCGGCGAGGCGCTTGTTGTCTGCATCCTTGGTAGGGTCGAACCCACCCTCGAAGGCTTTCTCTAGTTCGCGCCGCGTAGCGACAAGGTCAGTAGACTCAAACGCCTCTATAGCCTGCATGGCGTTCTTCGACTCGACGATTTTACCAGCGGTCCACCGTTTGGTGGCTTCAGACATATTCTTGCTGGCCCAATCAAGCACGTACTGGGCTGCGTTCTTACCCCGTGCGGGGGTCTTACCGTCCTTGGTCGCCCCAAAAAACTCCGACTCTCCGTCGGTCATGTCTTCTGTACGGCGGAAGTTAGGCGTCTGCGCCACTACGTCGTCGATTGCATCCTGCAGGCCGAGGGCCGGGTCAGGATATGCACCGAGATACTTCTTAAGCGCACCGATGGTGGTCTTGTTTTCCTTCGTCGACTTCGTGTTGAGCTGCGCTAAGATAGCGGCCTTGTCGGCGATCGTTAACGGGCTTGTGATCGACATGCCCAAGTTCTTGCCGAACTGTTTGGCCGGTGCCGAGACGTTAGCCTCGTACCAATCCTTCAGCTGCTTGGTGACTTGGTCACCGCTGACCTTGGGTTCAGATTTTGCTGAAATCTTTTCGCGCGGTGCAAGAGCACGAGACGTCGGGCCGACACGCTCTTCGCCGATTGGCTTTAGAGTTTTTGGGTCGATTATCGGACGCCGCGGCAGCGTCGGCATAACATTACGACGCGTACCGCCTTCCCCTAGTGTACTACGCTCTGCAGCTTTTGGTGCTGCAGCAGGTACAGCGCTCGCGATACTTGCTCCCAGTCCTCTGGGCTCAGGTGCTGTAGGTGTTCTGGCACCTCCCCCCGTACCTCCGACCCCTCCGGGTCCTGCCACGCCGCGTCCACCACCGCGAACGCTTGCTCGATCTCTTTGCTGGTTAGGTGCTGCAGTGCCATCTGTAACCCCTTGTGCGGTCTCTGGGAAAAGTTCAAGTTGTTGCGGGGCGTTCTGCTGCGCACTAGGTGCTGGCTGAGCTGCGGGGCCTGCAGGTGTTTGTTGCGGAGCTGGCTGCGCAGCTGCGCTACGTCTTCCGCTAGGTGCGAAGAGGTCGGGTTGCTCTTCGGGAACCCCCTCAAGGCGGCGGCTAATACCCAACTCTGCAGTCTGAGAAGTACGTGGCTGATTCGCAAAAGAAGTAAGGATTTCGCGCGTTGTAGGGTCATTTAAGTCCTTACCACGTAGGCGCTGCCGAATGGGCGACCGCGGAGCGATACCCATCTGGTCAAGCATCTCGTCGGTTACAGTTTCTGGTGCGGCTTGCGCCTCTGGGGCCATGCCCTCACGCGCGGGTGCTTCTTGAATCCGGCGACGGATACCGGGCATACCAAGCTGTTCTGGCTCGCGCTGCGCTGCGCGCTCAGGGATGCGCGACTCCATCTCCTGCAGCTGCGTAGCTTCAGGCGGCAGCTCAATCGGCTCTGCAACAGGCGACACTGGCTCAGGGCGCTCGGCCCGCTGTACGTTAACAGCACGCTGAATAGTTTGGATTTCCGCCTCAGTCGGTTTGGCTTTATCGCCCTGATAACCCGCCTTTGTGAGCGCATCCTCGTACATCCGAGACACGCGGTTGTAGTTGCGGCTCGGGGTCTTCTTAATAACATCTTGTAGGATGCTACGCCGACCTTGCTCGGTGGCTTGCTGCCGCTGCGTTTCCTGCTGGCCGGTGATGGTCTCAATGTCTGACTCAGCGCGCAGTGCCGCGGCTTGTTGCTGCTGCGCGCCTTCTTCAGCGTCGATAGCGGCGAGCTGGTCTGCGATGTCGGCATCTTCTGCCGCTGTGCGCTGGCGCTGGTCCGCCATATCCACGAGATCACCCATGGCAGCGGGCTGCTCGGGCGTAACTGTCTCCGCCGCTTCCGGCACATCCATGAACTGGTCGGGCCGACGCAGCTCTTCAGGTCCAAGCCGACGGCGCTCTTGTTCTTGCTGCAGTGCAAACAAGTCAGGCTGCTCAAATGCAGCTTCGTCACCACGTCCAGCGGCGCGAAGTCCTTCACGCTCGCGGGCGGCTGCCTGAGCACGCTGTTCTTCTTCCGGGATTGTCGCCGCTTCGAGTTCGCGGATCATATCCCGCTGTTCAGGCTCCGCCTGCTCGGGCCTTTGTAGCCCAGCTATCCCTGCACGAGCTGCATCTCTTTCGGCTTTGGTACGCTCTAAGAACGGGTCACCTTCCGACTCGAACTCAGATATGGGGCGCTCCATAAGGCGGGCGCGCTCTTCATCCGCGCGGCGCGCGGTGCGGGCAAACGCTGCCGATTGTTGATCCTGCGCGCTAAACAACTCGCCTTGACGCTCGTCTGGACGCTCGGGTGCCATACCCAAGTCTTCCTCGGGGAACATCTCACGCTGGTCACCCATGACACGGGTGGGCGCTTGGCCAAGATCAGCGCCGGGGAACAACTCACCTTGCGCTGGACCTTCTGGTGGCGGAGTGGCACCGCGCGCACGGCGGCCAACAAACAAGTCCACGAGTACCTGAATGGTCGCACCGGCACCGCCGCCCAAGGCAGCTGCTTCGCCCGCACCCTCGAGAACGGCTTGGTGGATGTTGTAGCCACGCTCGATAAGGTTCTGTGCGATGCCCGCTACGGCTTCCTGTGCGGCTTCTTCGCCACCAGTGCGGAACGCGCTGAATACGCGCTGGCGGAAAGTCCGAACCAATTCTTCGCCGAGGTCGCCGGTTAGCTTGCCCAGAATACGGCGAAGCGGAAGCGCTTCGGAAGCACCGACTGGGATGGCTTGCATAATTGCGCGGTTGCGTTCTTCTTGGGTGGCTCCGGCGGCGCGAGCACGCTCACTTGCCTCACCAGTAGCTGCACCAACACCAAGGGTACCCGCGCCGACAAGGCCCGCGATACCTGCACCGGCAACGCCAAGACCGAGAGCGCCCGCACCATACGTAACGGCGGCACCTGCACCGATAAACCCGGCGATCGAGCCGAAGGTAGAGCCGATTTTGTAGGCGAGGTCTTCCTCGTCGCCCATACTGGGCCGAATGGCGCTGGCCGCGTTCTGGATGCGCTCACGCGCTGCGAGTTCTTGCTCCTCGTCGAGCAGCGTAGCGGCACCGAGGGCTGCAGTCTCGCCGATATTGACGACGCCCGCGCCGAAACCCCCGACTAAATCCCCGAGGAAGCCAGTTTCTGGCTCCCGCGGCGGGGGCCGCATTGCGTCCAATTCGGCAAGTTGCGTTTGGCGCTCTGCAGTGCGTGCGTCCCTACGCTCGTTCATCCCGCGGACGGACATCTGTTGATTGGCGCGGCGTAGGATTTCCGCTTGGGAAGCGCCTGCTGGTGCCTCTACTTCAAACGCAGAGCCATCCTTAAGCGTGAGATTATACCGCGCCATATGTTACTCTTCTCCGTCAAGCTGCTCGATACGCGCAATATCTTTCATGGATAGCATAGACGCACCGGTGCCCGTAAACGAGAGCAATTCTGCAGCAAGCAGGTTGCGTGTCTCTACGCCGCGCATAACGTCAAAGATTTGTTCCGCGCGAATAGCTACACGCGCCTCTTCAGCTGCTATTTCTTCCTGTATGTTTGCGGCTTCTTCTTCGTCCGTCGCCAGCATAAGCTGATCTTGTAAGATTGGCAGTTGAGAGGCTTCTACCACATACTCGCGAACCGCGGCTTCCTGATCCTGAACACGGTCAAGGGCTAGGGACACAGCAGCAAAAGTACGCGTGGCGTTTTCCGCCGCGGTCAGCGCCTGAGTAGCTTCATTACGAGCCTGCTCGATTTCAAGCTCACGCTCTTGCAAGCCAAAGCTACGGTTGTCCTTCAGTTTATCATACTCGAGCTTCGCGCGATCGACCTCGGCTCGTAGCTCTGAGGACCGCAATGACGCAGCGGCGGAAAGCGCAGCGCGCTGGTTGGCCATAACCTCAGAATACATCGACTGCCCAAGACGCAGTCCACCCTCAGCAAGTGCAGTGTCAAGTGTCATACCACGCTCCGCCATCTCGAAGACGTCTTGCAGGCGCTTGCGACGGTCCGCCTTCTGGCTCCGCCGCATGTTAAGCGACGCCAACGTACCACCGGCCATGGTTGAGCCGAAGTTGGTCGTGTTGGCAGTGCCCGCCAAGAACGCTTTGAGCTGATCCCGGCGCTCCTCGCGCGGGTCGTAGAGCTCTGCATCGAGGGCCCGCATCTCGGATTCCATATCCTCGTAGCGGCCAGCTTTTTCTGCGCGTCCGGTGTATTGGTCAGAAATCTGGAACCCACGCTCCACCGCAGCATCTGCACCGCCCCCGCCAAGTCCGGGTAGGCCGCCAAGTCCGGGTAGGCCGCCAAGTCCGGGTAGGCCGCCACCAAGCCCCGCAATACCAGAGCTAGCCGCATCAGGTGTCCCCGCCGCCGTGTCAGGGCCTAGCGTAGAGATGCCCCCCGTAGTTG